CAGAAAGCATCATGCGAACACGATTCCGCGACAATTCGGTTGTACGCTATAACCAGACCGACGTCATAACGACGGGAGGGGTTATCGTTAACCTCTCTACGCGCGTTGCGACGCCCGCGTCTGGTACAACTAGCGTTCCCGTATTGCTTCGGAATTCCGATCGTTCTTTCTTCATCGACGAGCCTAACCGACCGCGTTCTGACGCGTTCGGTGAAGCAGATCGGTGGAGTGAGTTGATCGAGCCGTTGTTAGACGGGTTCAAGACGTGGGACCCCCGGTTTAATTACGGTGGTAACACGCTCGAGAACGTCTCGTATTCGAACTACGGTCGGTATATGCGTACTTATCGCCCATGGCCGTTCTTTACGAACTGCCTTCAGGACGAGACTACGTATGGACCTTGGCCGTATCGAACTCGTGGCAGGATGTCGCTCAATAACGCTGTACAAGTACAGCGCAACAGATTGTTCGCATACAAAGGAGGTGTCGCCGAAACCATCGGCGAACTTCCTGAGTGTCCGGCACTGTTTAAGTTAGTGAGCGCTTCCAAGAGTCTCCGCCAGAACGTGACCGGGCTCGCGCTCGGCATCCGTTTCGGTTGGAGTCCTCTCGTTAGTACTGTCATCGATGCCTTCCATGAGGTGTCGACCTGGTCTGCTGTTTATAAGAAGCAGAGACGAGGCCTACAAACCGTGAGGTTCTCAGCTAACGACGATTGGAACCTAACAATGTTCCAAAAGCCGCAAGTTGTTGCGTCTGACGGTTCTGCCTATGGCAGCTCTAAGTATCTTAACCTCGTTTCGCACGAAGGAAAGATTACTTACATGGCTCGTGTTAACATGCGTCCCTACTATGATGGTGACCTCTGGAATATTTTTTCCAGGGCTGCTTCATTAGGAGCGATTCCGTCTATCAGAACTTGCTGGGAATTGCTACCCAGATCGTTCCTGATCGACTGGTTCGTTTCCGTTGGGGACATGATAACACAACTCCAAGGTAACCTTCTCTATGATATTGATATCATAGAGCAGGCTTGGTCTTGGCGAGTCCGAGATCGAATCGAGTATCGCTGGTCCGGCGCGAGGCAAGACGAACTAATGTTCAACGGTATATTCGACGGTTTTTACCGTTCGTCTACACCGCCTGCACGTAGTTGGTCTGTCCCCCGCGTTCGGGCTCCCAGCGATCTCGGGAAACTGTCGACTCTCGCCTTCTTGGTAGCGCAAGCGCTTCCGATTAAAGGTGAGAAGTCGATATCGTCGTTAATCAGGTCATTGCGAAGAACTGGTTACCGGTGATCAACAATAACGCTATGGTTTTTAATCATAGCAAACTGTCAATACCATGTCGCGTACGATTAACACTCACGCTTACGCTCTCCAAGGCATGACTGATAGCAGCGCCTCTTACGGTGCCACTATCGGTTCTGACTCGTTTAGCGCAAAGTTCTCGTCCCTGCCTACAAAGCAGGGCGGCCAACCCGGGTTCCGCACCTCGCGTACGATCCAAAAGACCGTCGTCGTCGGTGGGGTTCCTCACGTTGTGTCCGCTGCTTATACGGTGTTTCTGCCGTCGGCGCTTGTGTCCAGTGATACGACTAACGTCGTCGCTGAACTCAAAGCGCTCATTGCTGAAGCTACGTTTGATGCAGGTGTGAACAATCGTTCCTTGGAGTAATCCAAGAGAACTTGACGTGATCGCTAGCCGGTACGCGCCACAGGGCACGATATAAACTATCGATGAAGGTATCAAGTATCCTCCATGCGTCTATAAAGCGCGAGTTAGTAGCCAAGTACGCTATTGACCTCAATACGTGGTCTAAGAGTCCAGCAATGGACTTAAAGGCCATCGACAATCGGCTTATGAGTGTTCTAGATGAATGCTCTCTGCCCTTGTTGTTAGAGCATAGTCCTAGTATCTATTCGCTTGCGAAGTCTCCTAAGAGACTACAGGCGCTTAGAACATACTTGAACTATAGCTATAAGGTTAAGGTTGGTGCGTCCAAACAACAGATCCAGGAGGCCCAAAAAGCTTTTCTGGAACGTAACGAAGGAAATTATGAATGGACCAAGAAAAACCTCGCCACGCTGGTTAAGGTTCGTCGAAGTGATCGCATCAGTTGTGATGGCGATCGTACGACGACGTTGATCAGTTTGGCTAAGGCCTTGTGCCATGCTCGTTTGCTTCGCTACAAATCACCAGGCAAGCCGTCCCATGGCCCGGGTGTCTCGTCCAATAGCCCTCGTTTTCGCATTGCGAAATATGAGTCGCTATGGCGCGATGTGCCCTGGTCCCTAAGGCGGTTTGCGGAGTGGTTCGTGCCTAGTCCTAGTTTTGCGAATGAGTTTACCCCGATGGGGTGGAGTTCAATAGCAAAGCTTCGCGCTGTCCCTAAAGACATGCGCGGTCCGAGGCTTATTGCACCACATAGTGTTTCACACATGTGGATTCAACAAGCTATCTCTGATAGGATTAGTAACTTGCTTGTCAGCGACGAAAGGTGGATGAAAATCCACCCGGTCGCTGATAAGCTCGTTAGTACAATACAGTTCACTGAGCAAGCTTACAATCAGTCCATGGCGCTTTTTGCGTCCACGAGACCTGAATTGTACGCTACTCTCGACTTGTCTGATGCTAGCGACCGCGTTCCGTGGTCGCTAGTCTGGACAATATTACCGCGCCGCCTCGCAGCAGATCTTGCTGCTTGTCGTGCTCGGTATGTCGAAATCGATCAGAAACTATATAGATTACACATGCACGCCCCAATGGGTAGTGCTTGTTGTTTTCCTGTATTGAGTCTGGTTGTTTGGTCGCTGTGTTGCGCATCAATCCTGTTACACAGAAACCGTTCCCTACATCATCGTTATATAAATAACTGTGATGTAGATGCGGTGTATGTGTTCGGGGACGATGTAGTGCTCTCATCTGACGCCGTTCATGACGTTACTAGCGATCTCTTATTATGTAACCTATTGGTTAATAAAAAGAAGTCGTTTTCTAGCCGTGGCGGTTTCCGTGAGAGTTGCGGTTGCGACGCCTATAACGGCGCCGTGATTACGCCTCTTCGACTTAAAGTCGATGGCGTATCGTCTGCTGATGATCTACTATCGCTCGTCGCTCATGCTAACGCATTGGCGGAGAACGGGTTTGACGAGACAGCTCTCTTGTGCGCGTCTCTCATAAAGAGATGTGCCCACGAAATCGGCATATCGCACCTTATTGGTGCTACTGTCGATAAGCTGTATACATCGTGTCTTACATTCATGACCGAGTCTCAGTGTAAAACCTGGAACTCCGAAATGGCTGTAAAAACTCGATGGAACCGCGCGCTGCAGCGACACGAAATTCGTGTTTTGCAATATGCGGATCGTCACAACAGGGTAGATTCGACACTAGACGGCAGAAGCCGTTTGTTCGAAGCTCTGCTCGGAAATCGAGCACCTCATCAGCTAGGCTGGGTCAGAAATGACCCAGACTTGGCGGTTACGTGGGTACCTACTTGGTCACCGCGTAAGTAGTTTATTCTACA